ACTCGCATTGCCGTGAGCGAGCTTGGATTCATCTTCAGAAGTTCCAAGGTCTGCATTGGGACGAAGGAATACAGGATTGGGTAAACCATCCCTTTATAAAGGGAGAATGATTGTCAGCGATTTGTCAGCAAACTGCTGTATACCTGATATATAAAGGGTTTAATACCTCATTCGTAAAGAGGTAACCCAAAACTGAGGATGCCCCTCTAAATCAACAGAAACCCCTTGAAATATAGGGGTTTTTGCTTGATTACCATTTCCTTGTTTGTTTACATTTGTATGCGTTTATACTGATAAATGACGCTTCATTTGTCAGCAGATTTGTCAGCAAATGAGAATATACAGAGATAAAAATATGGTTTCCAAGGGTCGACCTAAATGTTGGTGCGTGGAAATAAATTATAAGGGAAAACGGAAGCGGAAATACTTTGAGAGCTATTCGGCGTCAAGAGGTTTTGATGTTAACGAATGGATACTTTCGTTTAAGGAAAAAGCTGATGGGCATGATACTCTAGTAAAGTATGGCATAGAACTTTACCTAAAGGATTACGAAGACCGCTATCCGGACGCACAGATACGAACAATTAGCCACCGACTATCTTGGTTGTTAAAGTGGGGTCTTGGGGATGTAAAAATAGATGATATAGATGAGTCATTTCTTGCAAGAAAGGTTTCTCAGCAATCATCTTGGACCACGCAAAGCAGTAAATTCACATACAAAAATGCTTTTGTGATATTCTTAAATTGGTGTGGCGCTGTGGGCTACTGTGAAAAGAGAGAGTGGAAAATTAAAACAATTCGCGTTAAACCAAAAGATAGAGAGATTGGAATCCTGACAGTAGACCAAGCAAAGCTTTTGCTGAAAAATATTTTACCGCAACACCAGGCGGCACTAGCAATTACTTTGTTCGCAGGGTTGCGACCTCAAGGAGAAATGGAAAAGTTAAAATATGAGCATATTAAGCACGGCGAATGGATTGATGTCCCTAGCTCCAAGACCCCACAGAGGCTCATAACGGGTCTTCCGGAAAATATATGGACATGGATTCCAAGGAACAAAAAGGGGCATGTTATGCCCTCGTGGAAAGGACTCAGCCAAAACAGGAAGCGCATTTCCCATAAGCTTGGTTTTAATTATGGTCAGGATTCAGCAAGGCACAGCTTTGGTTCTTATGGATATTGGGAGTTTGGGTTGGAATGGACAATGCATTCCATGGGGCACATGGATTATTCGACTTTCAAGAAATATTACAAGAACCCAAGAATTTCTAAAGAGGACGCAAAAAAATATTTTTCACTCGTGAATGTTAGACATTAATGTCTGACATGCACAAATATATTAGTATTTCTTTAGAAATACGTATGACACGCGCGCGTACGCGAGGCATTTGTCTGACACGTGTCATACATTTTGATTATTCCACCTTATTCCACCTTACTCCACCTTACGTGGAAATTCTTAATAACTCTTAGTTGATTTTAAGTATTTTGGTTTTTAATTTTAAAAAATGGCAACAAGAGATGAAATAGAAGCACATGACTTATATGAGCGATTGAGGCCCGTACTGGAGGAGTACTTCGACAACTGGTTAATCTGCGGACACAGAGCAGGAGATAAAAAACGAGTCGCACTTGGGCACGCAAAGCCGAAGTGGGATGATATGCAGAAAGTCCGAGATGAAATTACACGATGGCAAAAGAAACCCTTGGAAGATTCTAAGGAAATTCCCACCCGTACTGGTTAGGCTTCTAGCTAAGAAACCAGTAGCTACAAAGCACGTTCGCGCGGTAAGCGATGAAGAGATAGCAGTCCGTGGCGGATTGCCACTAGCTAATGTTAAGCACATTAGTAAGCAAATTAGTTGGGACAAAGTTCCGGTTGGGGATGCAGAAAAGTTTTGCATTGGATGCGGTTTTGACCCGTTCAATTGTTACGATAGAAATCGAGCAATGGCATATAATAGAACCTCCCCTAGCTATACTTACCTCAAGGTAAGTCCATACTGGGATAATACATTTAAACCCCTAATTGCTATTCTCAGTGCCGCGAACACACAAAATTAAATTCGACTCGTTAGCTCAGGCTTTAAAAGAGTTTAAGGGAGATTACGAAAAAACCGCAAAGCACTTTGGATGCACGGCAAAGAATATCCGAGAGAGAGTATATAAGGAACCGCAACTGCGTGCTTTGTATGTAAAGAATGGGGTTACTGACCCATTGCCGGACGAGAAGGAGCTTATGGTTCGCAAGCCGATTGAGCCAATAGTTCCTCAAGACAAGGATATGCTTGATGCAATAAATGAAAACTCTAGGGCTGTATTTAATAAAGACTTGGAGTCATTGTTATCTAATCCTGATAATGTAAAGAAGCTAGAAATATTTAAGGAGTTTGATGACTCAGTAGGTTTGCTCATGGCAGAAGCATTGCGGGTTACACAAAAAGTAAATATTCGGCAGAACATGAGTTTATTCGAAGTCACCGAGGCATTAAAGGAAGACCTCGAGATGGGTGGTATGGACACTGAGGAGAGAATGCTAAAAACAAGACTTATGCTGTCTGCATGTGAACAGCAGGGCAAATTCTTTGATAGAATGCTCAAGGGATTAGAGACAATGCTTAAGCTGACCGAGAAGTCTGAGAAGAAGGCAAAGAAGAAGAAACCTGGTTTTATGCCCCTTAAGGAATTAAAGAAACTTGAAGAAGCTGAATCATAAAGCTCTGCTTGAGCAATTCGAGGATGCGGTAGAAGACGCACCGAAAGAAGCTGAGCCATGGATACCTAGTCTTTCTCCAACACAAAGAAAGATATTTGATGACGGTTCCAAATATATCCTTGCATATGGGGAGCGTGGTTCCGGAAAAACTTACTCATTAGGAGGACACAAATTAGTCCGACATTGTTATGAGAACTTTAACGCTTTAGCGCTAATCATTGTTGGTGTTCGCTCACAGGCGACTATGGGTGGTGTTTGGCATAAACTACAAGTGGAGATACTCCCTGAGTGGGCCGAGGGCATTGACCTAGAGCATACTGAAGAAAGGCAGGACACCCAAAAGAATTTATACATTGATATTAAAAACCGCTTTGGTGGTTATTCTCGGGTGGTTCTTATATCGGTACCTTATGGTTCTATAATAAGAGATAGAATTAAAGGTTTTGAGCCTAGCCTTATATTTGTTGATGAGCTTACCAACTTAGATACAGATGACTACTTTAATGCGGTTGTTCAGCAGTTAGGTAGACGACAAGGAATCCATGGTCCCCAACAATACCTTGCCGCATGTAACCCCGACGGTCCTAGCCATTGGGTATACAAAAGATTCTTCGAAGACCCTTACGATGAGGAAAATAACTGGAATGAAGATTATGCAGTTTACCATGTTAAAATTGAGGAGAATTTAGCAAACCTTCCGGAGGGTTATTACGACCGAATACAGGAAGCAGTAAAGACAGACCCCGTCGAAGAAGCTCGAATGGTTAGGGGCGAGTGGATAGACCGAGATAGTGCTAGCGCAATATTTGCACCTTATTTTTCGGATGTTCTACATTTAAAAGGAGATTCCGATAATGGAATAATCCCATCCACAAAATATCCGATTATTTGCGGATGGGACCCTGGCTCGGTCAATACTGCTGTTGTGTTTATGCAAAACTTACCGAATGCCCCGGGTTCTCCGTGGATTGTGTTCGATGAGTTTGTGACTACCGAAAAAGCTAAGCAGAAACTACCCTACACAACAATCATTCCTCTAATAATGAGAAAAATGAGTTATTGGAATCGAAAGCTCGACCATGACTTTAAGTTTATACATATTTCCGATAATTCGGCATTTAATCAATATAGAGCAAAGCAGGGCTCATACGATGTTCAGGACATTCAAGATATATCCCAAAAGAAATCAGAGACCTTCGGGCTAGAACCAATAAGAATGAAACCCTGCCCGAAATTTAACGGGAGCGTAGAGACTAGGGTAAGAATAACAATCGCCAAACTCCAATCAGATGAATTGTTTGTTTCAGCCAAATGCAGAGAAGTTAAGAAAATGTTCAAGGGGTTAGAGTCTCAAAAGCAAGGCAAAACATATGACCCCAATCTTGCATTCAAACCAAAAAGAAGCGTTCACCTGCACGCATTTGACGCAATGAGCTATGTATTGCTTTATTACGACAGTGTGCCAGTTCAAAATGTTAGTAACTCATACATTATAAATATTGGCACTTGATTTTAGGATTGTTACTAATTAAAATCAGTATCATGGAAAGCATACTTAATATTGACTTAAAAAATAACCCTGAACTACTTGAGGACTTCGAGGACATATCAGCAGGAGATATAATCGAAGTAAAAGCTTCCTACAAAGTTTCGGAGCTCAGTGAAAATAGATTATCCGCTCCACTTGATGAGGTGTATAGCATCTCACTAAAGGAGGAAGCTGATGACGACGATGACTACGAAGACGAAGACGAAGACGAAGACGAAGAGGATTCAGCACAAGAAGAGGATTAAGTCTCCTTATCAACCAACTAACACGCCAGCTTCTTTAATAATTGATGCACACTACGCAAAGCTTGGCATCAAGGAAAGATGGACAGAAGAAAGAGTAGAAAAGCTGTGCGCTTTCTTAAGAATTACTCTTGGGGAACTGGGGAGTCTAATTGGAGTTCCCCATGGTTGGTGGAAGGAACAGGTCCGTTCTACAAAAAAACTTTCGGGGCCAATATGTATTCTCCTTACAATTATAGAGCGTCATTATATGGCAGGATATACAGATGATGTAATAACCAACCTATTTAATTTCAATGGTAAGCAAGAAGATACTTGAGCAAAACGGATGCACCCAGGCAAGACTCCGGGAAATATTCACAGCTAAAAAAGGCAAAGACGCAGAGATACGAGAGAAGTTTCAGGATAAAATACAATCTCGCATATTAGAGGGAATACAGTTCGGTGCTAGAAACGCTAAACTATATATGTCTGTCGATGTCGCATGGGATGACTTGCCTATAAATAAAGCAAACATCCCCCTCTTGCAGTATGCTCAGGGCAAAATAACCATAGAGCAATGCGAGCAAAACCTGCAGGGATTAGGAAAGGCTGACGAGTTCTGCGAATATGACGAGGAGGGTAATTTAGCTAAGATAGATGCTTTGGCTCTATACCAGGTATCAGTAAACCTAATCCGCTCTTATGTGACTAGGCGGGTGGCAGCTCAGGTGAACCGGTTCTCGAACCTGTTTCCATATTTTAAATACGAGCCGAGAAGCACAAATGTTGAGGATAAGCTAAGGGCTGATGTTTTGTCTCAAAGAATAGAGATGATGACCGACCAATTTGGGTACCGTCACCAATGGGAGCAGATAATCAGGCAAATGTTTATGTATGGACATTCTGTTGCATTTCCCGCCGAAGCATGGACTAGGGTCGTGCAATGGCGTGAAGAAAAGAGTGAGCTTACTGGAGAAGACGAACTTAAGAGTTATATAGAGAAAGAGGGTGTAAAGTTTTTTACTCCCCACCCAACAAGGCTAATGTGGGATACCTCTAAACCTTTGCATGACATCAATACGGATGTTGGTCCTGACTGGATAGGATATTGGGATATCGTCAGGTACGGCGACATGAAAGAGAATGTGGATAGCTGGAACATAGATGAGATAAGCTATACCAATAGCCTTACAACTCTATATGATGTGCACAAGGATTTCTTTAATTATTACTTTAAGAATGAAGTAATGCGGTGGCCGGGAGAAAGGGATACATTTTCTTGGCAAAATGAGAGAACAGCAAATACCGGAATCTACAGCAGTGAAGATAATGATAAAGGTATGTTTGTTTCAAATATCTTTATGCGCTGTAACCCACAGAGAGATGGACTCGGTGATTATCCGCATGATGTTTGGGTTAAGTTTACTGTAGCAAGCGATGAAACAGTCCTGTTTGCAGAGTTCATGCCTTCAATACCTGCTATATATGGCGGCATTAATCAAAACGACGACCGCTTGGATAACATATCTATTGCGCATGAAATCATGCCATTCCAAGACCAACTAAATAACATCATGTCTAAAATGCTTCATGATATGAAGATTAGCATGATGAAGATTTTCTGCATCGACCAAGATGCACTTGGTGATGATGTTAAGGAGTATATTAGTCAGGGGTTAGCAGAAGATACATTTTATACAAAGCCAAAAGCGTTGTTTTACTCAGGGCAAAAGGCAGCTGACCTAGGAATAGATAACAAAAATTTTATAACTGTAGTAGATGCACAAAAAGAACTTTCCGCTGGTATTAACCAGTCGATACAAGCAATCCTCCAGTTGCTGAATCTCGTGGAGCGGCTGTTAATACTTTCCCCTCAAGAATTAGGTCAAGCCGCTCCACGAGAAATTTCTGCTACAGAGGTTGCAGAGATAGCAAACACTACAAATTCCGTTTACAGTTTTATATCTGAAGGAATTGATGACATGAGGTCTGCGGCTAAAAAGTTGCTTTATGAGCATGTAATCAGCTGTTGCGAGTCAGAGTTTATGGTTCCCATAAAAAGCAGATATACACAAAAATCTATAGAGGAAGCAGGGTTTGTTTCACAAACAGAAGAAGCGGGACCCGCAAGCAGGAATATAATTGGAAAACCAACCACGCTCGTGCATGAGTATTTATTTAGTTCTCGTGACGGTGCGGAAAGAGCTAGGGATACGCAGTCGGCTCAAGTGCTTGGTAATCTCTTGCAGGGCATTCTACAAGTTGAGGGTATCGCTCAGTCTTTGGGTAAAGAGAGATTATTCGAGATGTTTAACGAAATATTTAGAATGAGTGGAGCACATGACCTTAAACTAGAAACCGATGAATTTGACGGAAGTGCTGAAGAACAAAAATCCATAGAGGATGAGCAATTCTTCCAGCAACTAAAGCAACAGTTCCCACAAATGCTACAAAGCTTACAAGAGCTTGCTCAGGTTGTACAAGGTTTAGCCGGAGGGCAAAAACAGATAGCGCAACAAGCGGCACAAGGCATTCAAGCGGCGGAACCCAAACAACAAGTCCAACAAGCAGAAACTAACCCTGAAGTACAAACACAAGTATGAGCGAAGAGCCTGAAGCAACAGAACAACCTACTGAGGTAGAAACCGAAAACGAAACAGCAGAGCAAAATCCCTTATTTAATGCTTTGTTTGAAGCTGCTGAGGAACAGGAGTCAGCAGAAGAGCCACCCGAGGAGATACCCCATCCTAGCTCATTGACGGACGCCCTTTATGACATAGAGACTCAATCCGAAGAATCAATTGAAGAGGAATCGGAGGAGCAGCCGGAACAGGAAAGTGTCCAGGGGAGTGCTGCAGGAGAACCCCCTGAAGCCGCTCGCCCAAAGAAGAAGCGCAAAAAGGTTAA